GACCTTTTACAGTCTGATGGTCGTACTGGCCACCGGCGAGGACTCCGTGCTGTTGCCTGACGGGAAGGAGGCGTCGTCGCCGTATTTCATCGGTGCGCTCATCGAGGGTGACGAACCCCGTGACGGAGAGCTGCTGGATTTCGTCCGCCTCACGAGCCTGACCGATGAACGGCGCAGCGGTGCCATGTACCTAACCGCCTCGGACGAGGAAGCCCCGTACATGGATGTCATCGACGGCATGGGTACGGAGCGTTCCTTGTGCCGGCCGGCATCGCTCGCCGCGTTCGGTTGCAGTGACAATGCGACATGGAGCTATCGTTATCTTCCCTCGGAAGGTCCGGCCAGCCGGATTATCCGAATCACTCGTTCTGCCGATCAGACGGCCGCTTCGGGCGGTTTGGAGATTCCGTTTCGCCGGTCCGTCTCCCACCCCCAGCGTTTAGTCATTTCCTTCCGCATCCGTGCTTCCAAAGAGTTGTCCGCCGTACCGCTGCGCTTCGGGTATGCCGACGACACGGAGACGGACGGACAGGACATTGTGGATGTCACGACCGAGTGGCAATACCGGTTGAGCCTGATTACGGTGGACTTTCCTGCGGAATATGCCCGCATGCTGGCTTTCGACCTTTCGGGGCATCTCAATCCGGGCGACTGGTGCGAGGTCGGCGACCTGAATGTCTGCCTGTCAGAATACCTTTCCTCCTTTGCCGAAGCCGCCAAAATCCGTATCGGGCGTATTACGGGAATCGCAGACCCGCTGTTCGGCATGCTGCAAGGCTACGGGGCTTATTTCCAGCGTCTCTACGCCACGCGGGACGTTCATGTGGCCGGTACGCTGACTGCCGGAGACGAGGGCGGCTTCGGCAGCACCTTCTACGCCGGGCGCATCCACAAGAACTGCATCCTCAATTCATTGAACGGCAATTTCACCACGACGGTCGTCCGCCTTTCGTCCGCCACGCCGACCGGTATTGGGAAAAACATCTTGCTTCCCGTTACGGGCGGGACATTGCTCTGCCAAAAGGAAGCATGGGTCGAGAAACACGCGGGCGAGCGTTACAGCCTCTCGTTCTGGTGTTATTGCCCCTCCAAACAAGGGACCTCATTCGATATTCTTCACCGTGGGAAAGTGCTTACCAGCCTTATGATGCCCCAATCCTGGCAGCGGATACATGTCGCTTTCGACATCGAGCACGTGCCTGGCAACGACCTTTGCATCGATTTCCGTACCGAGAACCGGGTGGTCTGGTTTTTCAGTTCCCCGCAACTCGAAAAAGGAAACGTGCCGACGCTGTACCAGCCCACGGACGACACTCTGAACGAAACCGACGAATACGGGGCATGGTTTTGCCGTGGCGGCGTGGGCGGCACGATCCAGCACCCGCTGCTGCGGTTGGAGCCGGACGGTTCCATCCGTGCCGGCAACGATTCGTTCGTCATCAACCCCGATGGCAGCGGCTACTTCTCCGGCGGTCGTTTCCGCTGGAACAAAGACACCATTATCTTGCAGGATGTCACCATCCGCTGGGAAGATCTGGATGAGGAGATACAGGAACAGATAAAACCACGTTTCGTCACCGTCGAGGGCGGTACGGTGTTTCATTATCAGGATGCCGTCTCCGGCAATCCCTGCGACCCGGCGGAAATTCTCCTGACCGGTACGGCACAGAACCAGGCAGCGGATTCCTGCCGTTGGGAATACCTCGCCGCGGACGGCAGTTGGAAAGACGCCGGCGGGAACTCGTCCGTTTACGCGCTTACTCCGGACTTTCCCGGTTGGGAAGGGCGGAACGTGCTGACACTCCGCTTCGTCGTTCACTTCTCCGGCACGTCGTATCATGCCACCCATACCGTTTTCAAACAATACGACGGCGGTGACAGCTATTCTTTGCATGTGGAGTCCGATTCGGGTACCGTATTTCGCAACCACATGGTCGAGACGATACTCCGCGCCCGCCTTTACAAAGCCGGGACGGAGATTACGGACCAGATACCCGATGAGCATTTCCTCTGGAGCCGTATCAGCGACGATGCCGAGAGCGATGCCCTCTGGAATGCGGAGGAACATCGGGGCCGCACGCTGCGGATTACCGGGGAAGATGTGTGGCGTAAGGCGGTATTCAACTGTGAAGTGTTCAAATAGTAACCGCGTTACGGGTGAAATTCCAAAAAAAATCGTATCTTTGACACCGAAAATAAAAAGCATTGAATTGATATGAAAGAACTTGTAGAAAAAATCAACGGACTGATGGAGTCTTTCTCAAAAGATGCCAAGGCTCAGATCGAAGCCGGAAACAAAGCTGCCGGCACCCGTGCCCGCAAAGCATCATTGGAACTGGAAAAAGCACTGAAAGAATTCCGTAAGGTTTCCATCGAGGCTTCGAAGTAAGCCCGTTCAACAACATCGAAAAAGAAGCATGGTCAGATGATCATGCTTCTTTTGTTTTTTTGCTGTTCTCGTCTATAAACTCATTGCCCACCCATACGGCTATTCTTATACAAACAAAACGTATGAGCAGCCGACAAGTTATCGCCCGTGGGCAAACCACAATATCCATACAGAAGGATTCCTACACGATCAGCCAGTCGCTGGGGGAATACGTCTTTCCCACAGACCATTCGGGGAAGGTGCTCTCTGCCGTTACTCTGACCTCGACCATCAAGGTCATATTGGGCGATTTGGAATACAAGGACTTTACCATCGGTGCGATTGCCAAGCCAGCGGGTTTTTCCTCCATTACGGTGGACAACAGCCGGAAAACGGTAACTTACACGGTGGCCGCCGCAACGACAACTCTTGCCGACCACGGTTCTTTGGATATTCCTGTTACCATTGCGGGGGAGGTTTACCGCCTGTCATTCGTCTGGTCGAAAGCAAAAGCCGGAGCACCGGGCACAGCCGGTGCCGATGCCAACCTGCTGGACTGGGTAAGAGAATGGAATACGGGGAAAACGCTCATCGACAGTCATACCGTCATCACGCCGAAACTCTTTGCCGGTGTGAAGAACACGGACGGAACCATTACAGGGACTGCCATCGGCCGTTTTTCCTTCAGTACGAAAACTGCTTCGGGCAGTATTGCCACCGAGACCATCGACGGGATCTGCGGGTTCAGGAACGGATACAAAACTTTTCTTTTGGATAACGGTGGCAACGTCCAGCTCGGTTATGGCGACCAGTTTGTCCGCTATGATGCTTTAACCGGCAAAATCACGTTCGGTGCGGGTGTCAGCCTGAACTGGACCAATGCCATCCAGCAAGCCAAAACGGAAACCCTGAATGCTGCCGCCGCTACTGCCCAGAGCAAAGCGGACGCCGCATTGGGCAGCGCCAAGAGCTATGCCGATACCAAGAAAAGCGAAGCCGTCACGCAAGCCGGCAAAGACACTGACGGTAAAATCTCGGCACTGACCACTACGCTGAACACCTCCATCGCCGATGCCAAGAAAGCCGGTACGGATGCCCGTGTCGTGGCGGATGCCATCACCTCGAAAGCCAATACGGAGGGTTGGTCGAACAAACTGACCTACATCGATGCGAATGGCATATTTACGGGGAAACTATCCGCCAATACCGTCAGTGCCATCAACATCAACGCCTCGCAGATTACGGCCGGAACTATCGCTACCGCCCGCCTGAATGCTGCGGAAATCCGCTCGAACATCATCAATGCAGCCTACATCAACGGTCTGACATGCGCCTTCGTTCGGGGTACCATCGGCGGCTGGACTATCGGTGCAACCGCGTTATCCAACAGCCACATCGTATTGGACAGCGGCAACAAACGGGTGGTTGTTTACGGGGAGAACTCCGGTGTCGCCAACGGAAAACGCGTGCAGATTTACTACAATTCCGATACGGATTTCGGTTTTTATGCCACGGATGCCGCCGGCACGGGTGTCGCCCGTTTCGGTTCGGTCAACCAGATTGCCGGCTGGAACATCGATGGGAGCCGTATCTACAAGAACAACATCGCATTGGGCGCGGACGGCTCCATCACGAACGGCAGCAAGTGGACACTCAACAACGACGGTTCCGGCAGCATCGCTTCGGGGAACATCTCATGGAATGCGGCCGGTGCAGTGACCTTTTCGGCGGCGGTATCGTTGAACTGGACCAATGCGGCCAATTCGGCATTGGCGTCCGCCAAAACGTATGCGGATACCAAGAAGACGGAAGCCGTCAATGCAGCGGCGGCAGATGCCACCAGCAAGTCCGATGCTGCCAAAGAACTGGCACGGGCGATGGCGTTCGGTAAAATGCTCTACCGAGACCCGACTTTTCGAAGCGGTAACAATGGTATCATTGTCTATAACAATGCCCAAAACGGCACGGTGACCGTGACCCGAACCGGCGCATCGGCTCCCAATGACAGCGGTTATGTATTGGAAATCAAAACTACCGGGAGTGCCTCTCCCGGATTCGGCGGATTCACTTTCAGTACCCCAACCGGATATAAAAAGATATTCATTGTCCGTATCATCGCCAAAATTCCGGCCGACCGACAAATTGCCTGGGCGACAAACAGTATCGGTTCGGGAGGTACCAGCAAATGGCTGACTCCGACAGCCGGTACGGGAGACTGGTGCGAGTACATCTACAAAGTCGTGTGCGGTACGGCATCCTTTTCCTCGACCAACTTCTTTTATCTGACAGGTGGTGCGGCTGCCACAGCCGAAGCACCGGTTATATGGCAGGTGGCATACGCGACCGTGTTCGATGTCACTTCATCGGAACGGTACACCACAACCATCGATGCCAACGGTATCTATACCGGCACGCTGAGTGCGTCGCAGGTCAATGCCGTCGCCATAGACGCGGGCAGCATCCGCACGGGTACGCTCAGTGCCGACCGCATTGCTGCGGGGAGTATCAACTCTTCCAAGCTCGACGCGGCCAGCATCAAAGCCAATATCATCAACACGGACTATATCAACGGTCTGACCTGTACATTCGTGCGAGGCAAGATCGGTGGGTGGACCATCGGGGCGGACAACATCACGGCCGGCAATGTCGGTGCCGTCGGAGCCATGCCGATTCAAATCCGTTCGGCGGCCAGCGGTTCGGGTTACTGGTACACCGGTGCCTACAAACCGCAAGGTATCGTGATGACCTGGTGTCAAAGCAGCAATGCCGGACATGTGGTCTTCGGGCAGATCGCTGCTTCGGGCAATACGGTCAAGACGGGCTTTCTCGGCATCCAGATGATGACCTGGGACCACGTGGAATATTTCTGCCTCTCGGCCAACTACACGAAATCGGGAGCCAAAGAGATATACAACCGCATTGCCGGCTGGGCTTTCGACAACAGCCGCATCTGGAAAAACAACGTCTCGTTGGGTGCCGATGGCTCCATCACCAACGGTACGCGCTGGAAGCTCAGCAACGACGGCTCCGCCTCGTTCGGTTCCGGCCGGAGTATCTTCAACACGGACGGTTCGGGGCAGGTGGCTAACGGCAAATTCAAGTGGGATGCCGCCGGCAACATCATCGCACAAGGCGGTAAATTCAAGGACGTGACCATACAGGGCACCATCCGCAGTGCCTTCGTCCAAAACGACCCTTCCATCTGGATTACGGTCGGCGGCGGCACGACCACCGAGATACAGACCGACCCTGTGCATTACGACAACGTGGTATGTACACAATCCGGAGGCTGGAACGAAAACATCAACCTGCAATGGACGTTGGAAAACTCCGGACGTCGGATTTGTCTGGTCAATTACAAGTGGGGTTCGACCGTCTCGACGGGTTACATGTCCATCACGGCACCCAGCGGCAAATACTTTTTCGAGGACGGCATCTCGAAAACGACGCTCAAATTCTCCCGCGAGGTCATCGAGATGATCGGTTACGGGGATGATACGACTTTCTTCGGCTGGATCGTACTCAACCGCCGTGACCTGATGACTACGGGCAAATACGGGAAATACTTGCAGGTATTGGCTTCCGGCATCGTGACAGGAACCACCTCCAGCGCCTCCATTCGGTACAACACTTTCGACGGATCGACGGCTGTTTCCGTCAGCCGTCTGGGGCGGGGACAGTATCGGGTTTATCTGCCATCCGCATGGGGACTGGCCAGCAAGTACATGGTGGTGGCAACCGGAATCTATTCCACCGCGGAAGACACGCCTATCTATCCCACGGTTAAGGCTATTTACTCTTATTACTTCGATATTTATACACAAGACGATGCGTCCCGTAACGACGGTTCCTTCAATTTTATGGTCATCAGTACCAATAACTGGGATCATTAGCAAACCATCGGCCGCTCCTGCCGCTATTCTTATACAAAACGATAACGCATTATGGACATCATCCGCATCACGACTACCAAGACAGCGCAGGAACGCACGGACCGTGCCTTCTACAATCTGGACTTTACCATCACCGACAGCGCATTGGAGCGGGTGGTGGCGACTGTTTACACCCCGGAAAGCCGTCCCAACAGCGACACGCCTCCGACGTTCATCGGTACCATCACCTACGAAAACGGGCAAATCTTCTGTTCTCTGCCCAAAGAGGCGGCCATTGCCGGCATGATGGCCGACTTCGAGAACTTTATGGTACAGATTCAGTCCGCAGTTACCGCCGAGACAGCAACCGAATAATACGAAAACCAATTATCAGCCATATGGAATTAAACATCAAGGACCGGCTCTACATCCCGGTCATCCTGCCCAAAGACGGCACATTCAAGGAGTTCAACACCAAGAAAGAGATTCTGCGCAAAATCGAAATCTCCGCCGAGGAGCGTGAAGCGGTGGGTCTGCACGAGAACGAAGAGAACGGGCGCATCGAGTGGGACACCGAGAAAGACACGCCACTGGCCATCGACTTCTCGACCGACGAACTGGCCTACCTGAAACAGGCGTGCGAGAAAATCTCGGATGAGAAGCTGCCGGACGACATGTGGATGGTCGTGGAGAAGATTTACGATGCCGCCGTTTCCCAGTAAGGCTCAGAACCATTTTATCGTTCGGGCGCAAATCTTTTGAAAAGAAAGCCCGGTTGCACTCCACGAGTACGACCGGGCTTTCCCGTTTTATAATCTTCCCTATGCGCGTTCAGAGTATCGCCACAGCTTTGCGGATTCGTTCCAATACGGCTATCAGCCCTTTGTCGCATCGGGCTGTCTGCATATTGTACGAAGCCTGCATATTCAGCCAGATATATGCTTTTATACCCGTTGCCGCCTCGATTTTCAAGGCATATTCCGTGGTCACGGGTCGCTTTCCGTTGATTACTTCGTTCAAGACGGAATAAGAGACATCGATCAGGGAAGCGAACTTCCTCTGCGATATATTCCGGGCCTGCAATTCGTCCTTGAGCATCTCTCCGGGGTGGATCGGTTCCGAAGGCATCAGTTCATGAGGGGCGTATGTTTTTTTTGTTGCTTCCATATATCGTCATTATTTATAATGGTTACTAATATCCAGTAGTCTGCAAACCGTTATTATCTGTTCATTCATTACGTCCCTGACCGTGAATTCAAGGCGGTATTTCCGGTTGATACGTACCGAAGAGATACCGATTTTATCGCCTTGTAACGCTTCGTAATTCAAGGCATTGTTACGGAACAGGTCCGTAATGCAATTTGCTGCCAAAAGAGCGAATACCGCTTTCTGGTAACCGCGTATCACTTCCGGCTGATACCGATGGCGCTTATCGTCCGTGCATCCCCGTTCATAAAGTTCACGCAGGTATTCCTTATCGAATTCAATATACATCTCATCCTATTTCTCGATACAAATATAGTGCTTATTTCGAGTATTCGCAAAAAATCGAACGCTTTTTCAGGTCTCTTAAACCTACAGTGATGCTATAAACTATTCTTTAATAAAGCGAATATGGCACGCATGGACATCACGATGAATCCCTCTTTGGGAGAGGTAAACACCTCGGTCGGTCTGGCCGGCAAGGTGTTCTATCCGTTTCGTCTGTCGGGAGAGCAGGACGAGAAGCGGGCGCGCGGGGAGGTTATCGTCCCGGCGGACTTCGCCGTGCGTCGCCGTGGCGAACAGGGCTTTCACGTGCAAATCCCTTACACGCCGCTCTACAAGGAGCTGCTCGTGCGCCTTTGCAAGGACAACGGAACGGGGCATCCCGAATATGTCATCAACTCCACGGACAACACCGTCTGGTTTCCCGTGTATTTGCAGGATAGCGAAGGTGTGACGCGGGCCATCCGGCTCTCCGAATACGAAACCGTCAACGAAGAAGGTCGTTACCATCTTGTCCTTCGGGACGGCTACCTGCTGCTCTATTCCGGTGACGACACCGATCTGGAAATCGGTGCCGCCAAATACCAGAACGAGGTGTTCCTGCTGAAAGCCTTTCCGGGCAACCTGTACCAGTATCCCACCACCGGTGTCGGTCTGATCGACTTCCTGCACGGCAACTTCGAGAACAACAACCTCGCGGCCAGGCTGCAAGCCGAATTCAAGGGCGACAACATGGTCATCATCAACGCCTACATGGACTCCGCGACCGGAGAGCTCCTGTTGGAAACCGAAGAAAAGGAGGAACAGCATGGGTAAATATACCGTTACCGAAGGTCAGAACCTGTATGATGTAGCCCTGCACCTGACCGGTTCCATCGAGGGCATCGTGGACCTGCTGATTTGCAATCCCGCGCTCTCTTTGGCCGATACGCTCCGCAGCGGGGACGAACTCTTCTACACGGACGATTTCGTCATCAACGCCGATGTGGTCGCCCGATACCGACGGGAGCAAATCGTCCCTGCCGGCGGTGAACGGAACGTCTATCCCAAGTATCCGTCGGGCAGCCGCCGTCTGTGGTTTACGCTGGAAGCCGCACACATCGCTACGGCATTCGCCCTTTCCGGTAGCGGTACCGCCGAAATCGACTGGGGCGACAACTCCGCATTGGAACCCATAGTATTGAGTTCTTCCGTGCGGCTTATCGAGCACCGTTTCGACAACACGGTCGCCGCGCCCCGGCAGGTACGCCTTTACGGCGATTTCACCCTTCAAAGTCTCGATTTGAGCGCGAGCGGTGCTCGTCGCATCCGTCTGTCCGAGCCGCTTCACTGCGAGCGGTTTTCGCTTTGCAGTGGTTCATGCCCGTTGGACTTCGTACCTCTGCTGGACGGTGTCTTCCGGATGGACCTCAGCCGTCATAGTTGCGGGACGCTGCTGCCGTTGGCGGAATGCCGGCAACTGATGACGCTCGATCTGACGGATGCCGACGTAAGCCGTGCCGCCGTCGATGAATACCTGATCCGGCTGGTTACCCATCATTACGGCCGCCGCAACTGCGACCTCACACTGCCCGTCGTTCCCTCTGGTACTTATGCGGAACCCGAACGAAATCCGACAGGTGCCTGTGTCCCCGCCACCGGCATGGAGGCTGTCTGGCTGCTCACTCATGAGGAGAGCTGGAACGAAGGCGGTGTCTGGGTCATCCGTACCCCTGAAAAATGCTATCGTTACACCCCCAATCAACCTTGAATCCATGAGCCGAACTCTGAAAGAAATATACGACGAAGCCGTCCGGGAGCGCAACAGACGCATGGAACTGAATGAATTTTCCAGCGACTCGAAGCTCTCCATCCTGAACGGCATCGCATGGACGGTCGCTGCCGTCATCCACAGCTTCGAGACCTTGCTCGACGTCTTCGCCTATGACATCTCCGAAACCATCAACCGGCGTATCAACGGCACTCCGGACTACTACGCCCGTGCCTTGCTCCAGTACCAGAAAGGCGACGAACTGACGGTCCGCGAAGACGGTCTGGCTTTCGGATACGCCTCCGTGGACGAAAGCAAGCATATCATCACGCAAGTGTCGTATGACGAAAGCAGCGACGACGTAAACCTCGACAGCAAATTAGTCCTGAAGGTCGCCACCGGCGACAAGGGCAACCTGTCCGCCGTGGATGAGGAGGAGCTGGTGCAGATCCGCGCTTACCTCGGCAAGATCAAATTCGCCGGTACCCGCGTCGAGGTAACCTCCCTGCCTGGCGACCTGCTGGTACCCCGGCTCTCCGTCTTTTGGGACGGCGCCGTCTCCGAGGCGGAGGTGTTCGACAACATCGAAGAGAAGCTGAAGGAGTACATGATGAACATCGAGTTCAACGCCGTCGTCTATGTCTCCAAGGTCATGGACGCCATCCGTTCGGCCGCGCATGTGACCGACGTGTGGATCGACGAGGAGGCCACGCCCCGGCAGGGTGTCTTTTTGGCCTGCCACAACAGCGACGGGACCCTGATGCCGATGGAGCGTATCGCCCGAATGCGGCACACCGCCTCCGGATACCTTCGCCAGTCCTCCGGGAAGGGTGATGAAGAGCAGATACCCAATTTCCGACAAGCCCTAAAACTCAGCGTCGATGGACAATAACAGATACCGATTGCCGACCGACAGGCTCATCAACCGCCTGACCCCTCATTATTTGTCGGGACGGCGTTACATCCTGCTGTTGCAGAGCCTCGTGTGGCCGCTGCAAAGCCTGAACGACCGTTTCTGCGCGTGGGCGCGGGAGCGGCAGATCGAGGCGCGCATGACCTCGCAGGTGATGTGGTTCGAGTGGTGGCTGAACTACCGGTTCCGCCGCTACTTCCGCGACGCATCCGACACCATCCACATCTCCGACAGCACGCCGCTCGGCGTGGACCTCTACCACGAGGGCGCGACGGTCGGCCGGCCGTTTACGGTGTGGTATGAGGGCGAGCAGATCTCGACGGACCGCGACGATGAAAATCCCCGTCCGTTCCATTTGCTCATGGAAGAGAAAGCCATTGCGAAAGTCAGCTTCATGGTGTGCGTGCCGTCCATCACCATCCCTACGCAAGAGTTCGTCTACATGCTCTCCTACGCGGTGAATACCTACCGCACGGCAGGCAAGACCTATCTGATCAAAATAGACGGCGAAGAGCTTAAACCCAATAAAACGAAATCATGAAAGAATTCATCGCGGAACCCGGCGGCCGTTACACCTACGCCGACGATATCATCAACTTGCAGGACATGGTGCTGGCCGTCGGCAGCCTGCTGGACGGCTGTTCCAACTTCATCATCTCCGGCTGCCGGTGCCAAGGCGCCGTCATTACTCCCGGATACGTCTGGTTGGGCGGCAAGATCCGCCGTTTCGAGGGGTGTGCCGACGCTTCGTATCCGTACTACATCTACGAGAAAAACAGCAACGAGTCGGTTACCTATGCCAACGAAGTCAACAAACGCGGCCGTGCCTGCTATTTAGCTTCGGGCGGTCGCTCCGTACCCGATACGGCCGATCCCGTAACAGGAGCCATGCCGCAGTTCATCGAGGTGACCGCCGATTACGCGCCCTGCCTGGTCGATCAATTCTTCGGCCGCTACGCCCTGATGACCGACAGTCCTTTTACCCGGCAGACCGTCCGCAAAGACCTCCTGCTGACCGGCACTGTGACTGTCGAGAAAGGTATCGAGAGCAAACACTCGCTGCTGGTTTCGCCGACAGGCAGCAAAAAGATTCTGCGGGGCTACTTCCCCGAAGCCTCCGTCGCCCGCCTCGAAGCCGGCACGAATGCGGCTCCCGTCGCCGCTGTTGTATTCGACCTTCTCAAAGGCAGCGTTACCGTCGAAAGCAAAGGCATTGTCGCGGCCAGCTTTACGGAGCGGCTCTGCACCTTGTCCGACCTGCGCAGCGACACGGTGCGTGCCGGTTCGCTTTACTTTACGGGGAACCAGCTGAAAAACATCGCCGAGCGCAGCGACAAAGGCACCGTCCGCGTCAACTACGACGGCTACGAGGGAGGCACGGCCTACTTCCGGAACTTCGAGGTGTACGACGGCAAGCGATGCGCAATTCCGCTGTTGCAGGTCTGCGGCGCCGACAAACGGGTGGCGGTACATGCCGTGCTGGCCGTCGATTCGGCGCATGGCATCACGCTCTCCGACACAGACCATGCCCTGACGGATGCTGCATTCGGCGGTACGATACGCTGGTGCGACCAGTTGGGGGCGGAAGCCGCCGTTGTGGGCTATGTCGCAGACAAACATCCTCATTTTTCCATCGCCAACACGGTCGGCGGTATTCTGCTCGTCCCCAAAAACTTCGTCGATGTGCAGGGCGATTTGCAGGTGAACGGCATCTCCATCGCCAAAACCTATGCCACACAGCGAGCCCTGACCGAGGGGTTGAACCGGAAAGTGGATGCCGTCGAGGGCAAAGGACTATCGACGAAAGACTTCACCCAAGAGCTCTACGACAAGCTGAACGCCATCGCCAGCGGCAGCTTCGCCGGGGAGGACACGCCCCAGAGCGAGGGATACGTCACCACGACGCAGGTTGCTGCCGAACTCCGTAAAAAAGCCGACCGTCTGTTAGGAGGACTCAATGAGGGTGAGCAGCAGACCGCCGCCGGGAATCTCGGTGTCCATTCCAAGGAAGAGGCGGACGGCCGTTTCGGCCGTCTTGCAGAGCTGTTTCAGGACTACATCGCCTATTTGGTCGGTCAGGGGAAAAGTACGACCGCTGCCCAGCAGATACTTCGGGACAAGTTGGCCGCCGCCGGCAGCAAAGAACTTGTTACCAACTATATGCGCAAAGACGGGAAACTCTCGGACCTTATTTTGCCCGATGACAACGCCCGTAAGTCGGCCTGCAAGACGCTCGGTGCCGCATACGCCGCCGACTACCAGCCCAAGTTGCTCGATACCGGCTGGCTCCAGATGTCGAACAGCGGTTCGGGAACCGACACCAGCAAGCTGTTCGTGCGCCAGATCGGCAGCATCGTCTGCATTCAGGGCCGTATCAACACCGCCCGGCGCGACGGCAGCAACGAGGGCGGCATCATCGCCGTTATTCCCAACAAGGTCGAGCCGCCCAAATACGGTTTGCGCACTACGATGGCGCACTGGAACGACGACCACAAATACAACCGGGGATCGTCCTTTACCATCGATGCCGGAAGCCGCTACGTCCGTATCTACGAACGGGGCATGTACAACACCGAAATCAATATCCACTTTTCATACATGACGTAACATGAAAAAGCTCAACATCCAGCGCGACCTGAACAGCCGCGCCGCCATCAGCGAGAAACGCCGCCGCGCGACACCGGTCGCCGAGGCATCTGTCGAACCCGTAAAACCCGAAACTCATGGCACAAGCGAAGAAACACCGGGGCGTGAGGATCACCCGCAAAGCGGAGCAGAACCCCGCAAAGCGTCCCGGAAAATCCGGAAGGCCGAAGGGGACGTATAAGCGTTACCTTTTCGAGGAGACCAAATTGGGGTTCTTTCTCAAATACGAGGTTCCCGAAGTGTTCCAGCTCATCATGCAGTCCTTGCCGGCGGGCAGGCACCGGGCTCCGCCCTTGCCGCTGATCCGCATCGTCTGCTCGGCATCCAAAGACCCGTCGCTCAGGAAGCCCAAGTTCCGGCGTTACCTGGAGCTCTACGAACGGGACGGCCTCTACTGCCGCCGCGCTACCGTGATGACCCCGGCGAAGAAACCTTTCTACGACGAGATGCGGCGGCGCAAGTTGGAGAAATTCATCTGCCGGAATCGGAAACTCATCTCCGCCATCCGCCGCCAGATGGTCGAAGATGCCTCGAAGGTGGACACGTCGAGCCTCTATCCGGTGGAGCGCCTGCGCCTTCCGTGGCAGAACTCCACAACGGGAAAAACCTGAAACAATTATTTGTGGGGTAAAATAAACCGTTTGAAAACAATGTATTATCTACTTTTTCGGCAAACATTCAACCGTTTATTTTGCCTGCTCGCAAAAGGAGGCTATTTTTGCAGATATTCAGTTGAATCCGCCCGTTCGGGCGGCGCATAGGGAAAGTGATAAACGGACCGGTATCGTCCGGCTTTCCATCCAGTTTCTAAACTGAAGAGCGGCGGTGCATCCGAACCCGTCCCTCGTAGTCTTTTAGATTCTTCGGCATTAGTAATTTTATCACTTTCAACACTATGCAAGACGAAAATCTTGAAAGAGAAAATCCGGTTTCCGTAGAGGACCTTTTCCTTGCCTCACAGGAGACATACGCCCAGGCACAACAGCGGGCGCAGGAAGAAAATCGGGCATTCGCCCGCACGGAGTTTTTCCGCATGGACAAGTTAGGCGTGTACCGCCTGCGCGTGCTGCCCATTGCACCGACCGCCGACGGCGTCCTTGCCCGTCCGGGCTATGAATTCCCCGTCCACCAACTGCTGCTCGAACTGGAGAAACCCTCCACGGGCGGCAAAGCCTCGTACCTGTACGTGACTGTTCCGCGAGCCACCGATGCCGGTTATCCGCTGGACCTGATCGACATCTACCGCAAGGCTGCTGTGGCGGAAGCCAAGGCGCAGGGAGACGACAAACTGGCCGAGAAAATCGGGGGCGGCAGCTTCGGCGGCGGCCTCAAGTACAGCTACGGCCACGCGCTCTACGTCCTCGACCTCGATGAACGGGCCAAAGGGCTCCAGCTTCTCACGCTCTCGCACAGCCAGTTCAAAGAGCTCGACGAGCGGAAGTTCAAACTCTGGCAGAAGAAACTGGCCAAGAACCCCAATTATCCTTGCCCCGTGTGCTCTGTGCACGATGCCTATCCGGTAGAAATCGAGAAGAAAAAGAACGGCGGCAAGACCGAATACCTCGTGAGCATCGACAACGAAAGCGACACCGACGTGCTCTCGAAGGAGGAGTTGTCGGCCCTGCTCTCCGCGCCCCGCATTCCCGACATCATCTACCGCTACTCGCGCTATCAGGCCGAGGCGACCGTCGAGTACCTCAAACAGTGCGATGCCCGTTACGGCATGGCCGTCATGGAGACGGACGAGATGAAGGAGGCCGTCGAAACCCTCATGGCCGCCCTCCCGAAGGAGGATACCAGCTCCTTCTCGTTCGACAAACGCACGAAAGACAACAAGGACAACCCGGCGGCCGGTGCCGCCACCCTCGACGACCTGTTCGAGCGGTTCGACAGCTTGCAGGAGCAGGGATTGGGCGACCGCACCGAGCAGGGGCAGGAACTGCGCGGGCTTATCCGCGCCTACATCGAGCAGGAAGGTCTCCAGATCCGCGTGACCCGTTCGACCTCGAACAAGGACCTGCTGGATATGATCGAGGAGGCGATGCAGGGTCCCGTTCCTTCCGAAGAGGAGGAAGCGCCCGAACCGCCGGCCGAGGAGGAACCCCGTCGCCGTCGCAGATAACCAGACACATAGAGTTATTCATTTCAGGGAAGGAGCAGCCTTGTGCTGCGCTTCCCTTTCCTACATCACATGCTTATGCCAAAGGAAAAGAATTATCCGTGTCTGTTGTTACTGAATGACATACACGTATCCAAAGACAACATACCCGAATTTGCGGCCAACTGGCGGGAGGCATTGGACATCTGCCGGAAGATGGACATCCGGGACATCGCCCTCGGCGGCGACCTCTTCCTAAGCCGTGCCGCGCAGACCCTCGACGTGCTGCTGGCCGTTCACGACGCCCTGCTGCTGGCTGCCGAGTACGGTATGCGCGTCACGATGATCAACGGCAACCACGACAAGGTAAACCCAGAATCGCCACGCGGCTACTGCCACATCTACGACCAACACGACAACGTGCTGGTCGCGGACGACTACATCGCCTTGCCCTGTCCCGACGGGCAGCGGTTCATCCTGCACATGGTCGCCTACTTCCCGGAGAACGGCAGCTTCCCGAAGAAATTGGAGCGGGTGCGTCTCGACCCCGAACGGTTGAACTACCTGTACATCCACGAAGGCATCAACGGGGCACTGTCCCAGCCGTCCGACAACGAACTGCCCGTACACCTATTCGAGGCGTTCGACAAAGTGTTCGTCGGTCACTACCACAACCGGTGCATCATCCCGAAAACCCGTATCGAGTATATCGGTTCCTCACGCCAGCACAACTTCGGCGAGGACGAGGAGAAGGGTTACACGGTCATCTATACAGACGGCACGCACGAGTTCATTCAAAACAAAGTGAACACGCGCTACAAGGTGCTGGATGTATCGGTCGAACGGGCGGACCTGCACCTCATGGACGAGCTCCGGGAGATCGATGCCGACGGACGCTACAAGGTCAAGGTGCGGGTCCATGCCTCGCAGGCAGCCATGAAGTCGGTGGACAAGGCGGCGCTCCTGGAAGCCGGTGCCACGAAGGTGGAACTTATCGCTGACGATGAAGAGATGCTCGACGCCTCGTCCTCGTCGCTCTTCGAGAAATTCGACAGTCGCCGTATCCGCGAGACCTACGAGGAGTTCTGCCGAGAGAAGCAGATCGACGAGGTGGCTGTCGGATTAGAATACTTATCTAAAATCGAGAACAGACCATGTGGAAACTGAAAACCATAGAGGCGGAAAACCTATGCGCTTTCCGCCGTTTGTCGTACACCTTGCAGCAAGGCGTCACGACCCTGATATTCGGCGAAAACCGCGACAACGACTCGCAGCAGTCGAACGGTGCCGGGAAATCCGCTCTTCTGGAGTGCATCGCCATCGGCATCACGGGCAGTCCGCTGCGTAAGATACGTTCGGAAGAGATCATCAACGATACTGCCGAGGAGTGCCGTATCAACCTGCATCTGGCAAACGACGCTTCCAATGAGGAACTCGTCGTTTCACGTTGCATTCCCCGCAAAGGGACATCGGCGGTCGCCTGCACGCTTCGGCGCGGCGGCCGAAAAGTAGAGACGGACGAGGCTGTACAGCCCTCGGTCGATGCCTACAACCGCTACATCCTCGACAAATTAGGTGTCACGCGCGACGAGTTGCTCAGCAACTTCATCCTCTCGAAATACCGTTACGAGGACTTCTTATCGTCTTCCGACAAGGAGAAGAAGGAGATCATCAACCGCTTCTCGAACGGCATTCTCGTGGACGAAGCCATCGCCCGCGTCGAAGAGGACATCGAACCGCTCGGCAGCGAGCAGCAGCGGATAAACCTCGAACTGGCCGGTATCGACGGCCGTATCGAGATGTTGCAGGAGCAGATCGAGCGCGAGACGGCGGCGGGCGAAGAGCGCGGGCGTACCCGTGCGACCCGCATTGCGGAGCTCGAAGCGTCCATCGCCGCCAAACGGGAGCAGATACGTGCCCGAAAAGAGACGGCGGACGAGATCGACGGGATGATAGCGAACGTCCGGCAGGCGGACGAAGCGTTGCAGGAGCTGGAATCTTCGGACACCTCGCTGGAAGAGTGCCTGAAAGCCATCGAAGCGTTTATGCCGCTCTTCCCGAACGCACGACGCACGGACTGGAGCAGGACGCTGAAACTCAAAAAGGAGGATTTAACGATTGCGCAGGCATCGCTTGCCAACCTCGACGCGGCGGTCAAGCACGCCGAAGGGACGCTGGCGGAGAAACGTGCGGCGTGGGAGCGGTTCAAAAAGGATTACGTCGGTTTCTGCTCGCAGTACGAGGAACAAACGGCGGATTTCCAGACGCGGTTGCAGGAGATAGACAGCCGGTTGCGCGACCTTGCCGGACGTTTGGACGAACTGCGCCGCAAGCGTCGCACCATTTCGGCTGGTATCGACGAGCTCTCCAACAAGCTGGCCGGTTCGATTGTCTGTCCCGCCTGCGGTCACGAGTTTCTGGTAGCTCATCCCGGATTCGACATCGAGGCGGGAACGAAGGAGTTGCGTCTTCGCCAGCAGCAGCTCTCCGAGGTGAACGGTCGCATAGAGAGCGAAGAGCAGCAATCCGAAGAGGTCGAGCTGCGGCAGAGCCGTATCCGTACAGAACGCCGCAACATGGAGAACGAGCATCGGGACTGGGACCAGAAGCTGTCGGAACACGAGCGTGCGGTGCGCAGTGCCACAAGCAGTGTCGAAGATGCGGAGCATAACCGTAAGCGCACCCAAGCCGGGATTGCTGCCATGCAGGAGGAGATCGACGGCATCCGCCGCAAGGTATTCGACGAGGTGTTCGGCTTCATCGACGAGCGGGGTGCCGCCCTCGGTCGGGAGAAGCGTAAGGCCGAGGAAGACATCCGCTCGGCGGAGTGCGCCGTGGACACCCTCAAAGAGACCATCCGCGAGGTCAACGAGGCTGCCACGACCGACCTGACCCAGTCGCTCCGCGCCACGCTGAAGCAGGAGAAGCAACGCTCGATGGAGATTGCCAAGCGCAAGTTCGATGTGGACGACAAAGTGCGGGCATTGGAGATACAGCGCGAGCGTTTCGTGCAGTTCAAGACCTACTTGGCCAACACCAAAATCGAGGCCCTCAGCCGCATTACCAACGAGTTCCTCGTCGGTATCGGCAGCGACATCCGCATCCGTTTCGATGGTTACACGGTGCTCAAAAGCGGCAAGGTGCGCGAGAAAATCTCCATCTCGCTGCTGCGAGACGGCGTGGACTGCGGCTCTTTCGGCAAGTTCTCGGCAGGCGAAGCCGCCCGCGTGAATCTGGCGACCATCCTTGCGATGCAGAAACTCGTCAACGCCCACTGCGACGACGAAAAAGGGCTGGACCTGCTCGTTCTCGACGAGATACTGGAGGCGGTGGACGAAGCGGGCCTGGCGTCCATGTTCGAGGCGTTGAACGCCCTCGGCGGGACCGTATTAGTCGTCTCGCACGGCAACGTGGCCGAGAGTTATCCCCATAAATTAGTTATCGTCAAGGAAAATGGAGAGTCGCGCATCGGATAACATCACCCGCGAGCAGGTGCTGGCGCTGGACATCGCCACGCACACGGGATATTTCTCGCTGCATGAGGCGGGAGTATGGAACTTCACGGAGTCGAAACGCCGCAACGGCAACAAGATGCACGGCGCGTTCCGCACGATGCTTCTGGTCTACGTGCGCCGTTACGGCATCCGTCAGGTCGTAGCCGAGGACGTGGCCGTAAACCGCCACTTCTACGACCTGCGCCGTTTGGCGGAGCTGCGGGGCATCCTCTTGGAGGTCTGCGATGAATTGGATCTGCCGGAACCGGAGTTTATCAATCCTGCGACGCTGAAAAAATGGGCGACGGGGGACGGACACGCCACCAAGGCGCAGATGATAGCCGCCTGCAAAAGCAAGTATGGCATCGTACCGGTGGACGACAACGCCGCCGACGCCTGCCATCTTTATCATTACTATATCCGCAAATATCGTATTTAAGAAGTTATGACAAACATTTATCAAATTGACGCACATAGGATTGCTGACAGATTGAGATTCAGATTGAACCATCAATCCGTCGGCCTATGGAGCAACAGGGAAAGCCTCTCCCGGAAGAGGAGTTAAAAAATATCGAACTGCGTACCGAGCTGTTCAACCGCTACATCCTGCCCAACAAAAATCTGGTGTACCGGCTCTGCATCCGTTACACCTACTTGCAGGAGAACATTGCAGACAATTACAGCGAGGCTCTGGTGAACTTTTTCAAGTACATCACCACCTACGATCCCACGCGGAGCATTCTCAACTGGATACACATCGTGACCAAACGTTTCGTCATGGAGCAGAACCGCCGTCACGGCCGCCTGCCCGTTTCGGAAAACGTGAACGTCCATTCGTTAGCCTCGTCGCTGAGCGATGAAGATGAGACGCACGGCAACGCTATGGGGATGGAGAACTACCGGGAGTTTTACAACGACGACATTCTCCGTGCCCTCGACTCGCTCAAACCCATCTACCGGGAAGCCCTCCTGCTCCAACAGGCGGGATACAAGTTGGAAGAGATCGTCGAGATTTCATACCGCAACGGCAACATGAAAAGCCGGAGCCTCGACACGATGAAGAGCCGGATTTTTTTGGCGAAACAGCAGATGCGCAAACTCATTACGCCCGATGGAGAGAAACGATAAAACCCGCGCGACGGTGTCGCTGTTCGAGATGCTCGTGCGTCGGCTCATCGACGCCTCGTTCCGCTTCCCCAGAGGAGAGTCGGGGCAGCGGGCGGTGGCGGCCTGCCTGGATATGCTGCGCACCCGCAGCGGCGGGGAACTCTCCGACGAGCGTATCGCCGACTTCTGCATCTGTCAGGTACATGCCATCAGCCGGTTTGACGGGAATTACCTGTCGTGCCGATGGATGCCGTCGCACTCCTTCGGTCCCAAAGCCAGAGAGCGTTTCGCCGCCACCACACCGGTACGCCGTTACCACGAGGACCGCTGGCTTCAGGAGGCCGGGCTCAGCCGCGCCGCCTTGCCGCTGCTGCTCAAAGACCGGCGGGAACATCCCCTGTGGCAGTTCCTCGACCCGGCATATGAGGAGGCGACCAAGCAGCGGGTGGTAAACACGCCTGTGGGCTACTACGTCTGCGGCATTTCGACCCTGCTGTGGAATCCGTTCTCGGCCGCCTGCCGGAAATGCTCCCGCGCCGAACTCTGCCGCAAGCGTACCGCCGCCCGTTATCCGGAACTCTACCGCTTGCGCCGTGAAGAAGCCGAAAGGAGGAGCCGCCCATGAAAACCGCACCCGTCAATCCGTTGTCGGCGGAGTTTCTCTACGAGCTCTATGCCGCCGCCCTGCGCTACGACACCCTGTGCGGCGTGGTGGCGGAGAACATGCGCAGGGAGTACCTGCCGGACCGTAGCTTCCAGAAGATGCAGGAGGTCATCGCCAACCACTACCGCACCTACAAGTCCCCGCCGACGTATGCCACGCTCACGCAGACCTTTCAGGGCGACTACGATGCCATCGAGCTACTGGAGACCTTTCGCGAATACGAGGAGGAGAACACCAACACGGAATCCCTCACCGACATGCTCGAAGGCTACATCAAAGGCGTGCGGTTGCAGAAAGTCTATACCGAGGTCGGCAAGCTCTACAACCAGAACCGTCCCGACAAGGCCGAGGCGCTGCTCGCCGAATATGCCGGGTGGCTCTCGTCGTTCACGCTCCGCACCACGGCGTTCGTGGACGTGGCGAAAACCTTCCGGGAGCGCTTCGAGCACAACCGCCGCCG